AGTTCAAGATGAAAAATATCAACTTCTTTTTGGGGATGGATTTTTTGGACAAAAACTAGAAAACGGTGCAATTATTACCAGCAACTATATCATAACAAGTGGAAAAGATGGTAATGGTGTAGAAACATTCACTTTTGCAGGATCTTTAAGAGATTCTGATGATAGGAATGTAATTCCACAAAACACAATCACAGTTACAACAAATCAAAGATCCCAGAATGGTTCTGAAATTGAAACTATAGACTCCATTCGTTATTTTGCTCCAAGGTTATATGCCTCACAGTATAGAGCAGTAACTGCAAGTGATTATGAAACGATCATAAAATCCAAAATATATGGAAATGCAGAGTCCATTTCTGTGATTGGTGGAGAAGAGTTATCACCTCCCCAATTTGGAACTGTTTTAATTAGCATTAAACCAAAGAATGGTACGTTTGTTTCTGATTTTGATAAAGATAACATACTTTCAAAATTGAAACAATATAGTGTTTCTGGAATAAATGCAAAAATTATAGATCTCAAGATTCTTTATGTTGAAATTGAATCTTACATTTATTATAATGAAAGTCAAATTGCAAGTTCTTCCGATTTAAAAACAAAAATAAATACATCTCTGACAAAGTATTCACAATCTGTTAATTTAAATAAATTTGGTGGAAGATTTAAATATAGTAAAGTCTTACAAGTTATAGACGGTACAGATAATGCTATTACATCAAATATTACTAGAGTGAGAATAAGAAGAGATTTAAAAGCACTAATAAATCAACAAGCACAGTATGAAATTTGTTTTGGCAATCAATTCCACGTAAATCAATACGGATATAATATAAAATCATCAGGATTTAGAATACAAAATGAACCAGATGTTGTTTATTTCAGCGATGTTCCAAACTCTGATGGTAAAACTGGTGTTATTGCAATTGTAAAACCAATAACCAATACAAGTATAGAAACACAATCTAATGTTTCCTTACAACCATTTGTTATTGTACAATCTGCTGGAGTAGTTAATTATGAAACTGGAGAAATAATTATTAACACAGTTACCATTACATCAACTTCTCTTAAAAATGATATCATTGAAATACAAGCATATCCTGAATCAAATGATGTTGTGGGACTGAAAGATCTTTATGTTTCTTTTGACATTTCAAAAAGTCAAATAAATATGGTAAAGGATACTATTGCATCTGGTGAGGACATTTCTGGTATTGTCTTTACAAAAAATTCTTATCGCTCAAGTTATTCGAACGGGAGTTTAACGAGGTCATAATATGGTACAAAATGGTTTCGAGTCAAGAGTAAAAGTACAGCAAATAATTGATAGTCAATTACCAGAATTTGTTTTAGATGAAAATCCAAAAGCATCTGAATTCTTAAAGCAGTATTATATTTCTCAAGAATATCAGGGTGGATCAGTAGATATTGTTGAGAATCTAGATCAATATATAAACCTCGATAGTCTTATTCCTGAAGTTATTGTAGGATCTACAGGATTAACAACTCATATTTCTGCATCTTCTGGAATTATCACTGCCACATCAACTAAAGGATTTCCTTCTTCTTATGGACTGTTAAAAATTGATGATGAAATAATTACATATACTGGAATTACAACAAATACCTTCACTGGGTGTGTTCGTGGTTTTAGTGGTATTACAAATTATCACAAAGATTTGGAATATCAAGAATTAGTTTTTACCGAATCTTCGGCTGCATCTCACTCTGCAGGTGCCAGTATTGAAAATCTTAGTTCATTATTTTTACAGGAATTTTATAAAAAAATTAAATTTAGTTTAACACCAGGTCTTCAAGGTGTAGATTTTACTGAAAATTTAAATGTTGGAAATTTTATAAAAGAGGCAAGAACTCTTTACGAATCAAAAGGAACTGCAGAATCCTTCAGAATTTTATTCAATGTTTTGTTTGGCGAAACTCCAACTGTAGTAGACTTGGAGCAATTTTTAATTAAACCATCCGATGCCAAATTCATAAGAAGAAATGTTGCTGTAGTTGATGTAATTTCTGGTGATCCTACTAAATTGTTTGGGCAGACAATTAAAAAATCTACTGATGAAAGTACTACTGCATCAGTCTCTGAAGTAGAAACAATCACTAGAAAGGGAAAGACATATTACAAACTAAACTTTTTTATTGGATATGATGATACTTATCCAAATGTTACCGGTACTTTTTCCATAACACCAAATACTAAAGTAGTTGAAGATGTTACTTTAAATAATATTGGTACAATAATTACTGTAGATTCTACAGTAGGATTTGCAGAATCTGGAAGTATTTTTTATAATGGGAATAAAATATTTTATTCTGAAAAAACTATTAATCAATTTTTAGGTTGTTATGTAGATTCTAATCAATCAATTAATATTAGTAAAACTTCCACAATTATATCGAATGATACTTATTATGGATATGAGGATGGAGATACTAACAGAAAAGTTGAGTTTATAATCACCGGTGTTTTATCTAACGTAGTTATAAATTCAAATTCATATAATTTCTTAGAGGGAGAAGAGATATATCCACAAAATCTTGGAAAAATTATATCCAAAGGTGGGGAAATAGATCAAATTTTTGCAAATACATGGATTTATAATACCAGTTCTAGATACCAAATAGATTCTTTTGTTTCTAGTACTCTTACAACAAAATCTTCTATAGACAACACAAGTTTGGCAGTTGGAGATTCAATTGAAGTTTTACAGCGAAATAGTGAAACTGTAATTTCTGATTTTGGAAATGTGAATGTCATATCAATTTCTGGAAATGAAATAACAGTTGACGTAAGTACTTCTTCTTTAAATCCTAATGTAAACTACGATATTAGAAGAAAAGTTAAAAAAGCATCATCTACAATTGTACCAATTCAGTTTGGAAATAATAAAATAACTTCTGATGTACAAAATGTTTATGATGAAAATTCTGACAGTTTGTATGTTGCTTCCAATTCTATTCCATCATATCCAATACAAACTAATGTTTTTGAATATACTGTATCTAGTTTAGAAGAAGAAAACAACGGATCTTATAGTCAAATTTCTTTCGGAATACAAAATCCTGTTTCGTTTATAACTGGAGACAAAGTATATTACTATACTCAAAATAGTGATACCATAGAAGGTTTGGTAGAAGGATCTTACTATGTTGAGGTATTAACTAATTCCAATCCAGACATTAATAATACAAGAATTAGGTTATATCTGAGCAACTCTACTATTGGGTCTGATGGTTATGTCACTTTTGGACAATTCTCAAATGGAATAGTATCGGGAATTCATAGATTTGTATTATATTCCCAAAGATCTAAGACAATTTCTCCACAAAAACTTTTTAGAAAATTTAAGTTAAATCAGACAATTGGTGATAATAAAATATATGAAACTGTTCCAGGTCCTATTGGTTTATTAAAAAATGGTGTTGAAATATACAATTATAAAACTCAAGATAAAATTTACTATGGTCCTTTAGATAATGTTAATGTACTCAATGGTGGAATTGGATATGATGTTATAAATCCACCATCATTAAGTTTATCAACTGGCAACGCTCTTATACAACCTGTAGTCAAAGGGTCTGTTGAAAAAATATTTGTAGATCCTCAAGACTTTGATGTAGATGTTGTTGTTTCCGTAGCACTTACTGGAGGTAATGGTTCTGGTGCAAGTTTCCAACCAATTATAGAAAAATACGTTAGAGAAATTGAATTTGATGCTAGACCTCTTTCTAATGGTGGTGGTCTAGATTTTGTCAATGAAAGAATTGCATTCACAAAAAATCACAATCTAATAAATGGCCAATCTATTGTTTATAATAGAAATAACTTCAGTCCAATAGGAATTGGAACTTTTGGTGGATCAAACTTAGATCAATCCAAAACACTTATAAATGGTGCAACTTATTATTCTAAAATAATTAATGATAGAACTATTGAAATTTACCAAAGTTTATCAGATTATTCTGCAGGTATTAATACTGTTGGATTTACCACAATTGGAAATGTTGGAATTCAAAAGTTTAAAACTGAGGTAAAGAATAAATTATCCGAAATAAAAGTAATCAATAGTGGAAACGGGTACACAAATAGAAAGTTAAGAGTAAAACCAATTGGAATATCTACTTATAACCATACGGTAGAATTTGAAAATCATGGATTTTCAAATGGAGAGATTGTAACTTACAGTTATGAAACTACTGCTATATCTGGACTATCAACTTCAGTAAGGTATCAAGTATTAAAATTAGATTCTAACAAGTTTAGACTTTGTTATGCTGGGATTAACGGGACAGATACTTCCAATTACGAAAGAAAAAATTATGTAAAGTTTTCAACAACTGGATCTGGATATCAAATTTTTAATTACCCCGACATTGTGTTATCAGTCGAATATACATCTGTTGGATTGGGAAGTACTCAAGTTAGAGGATCTATTGTTGCAACTCCAATAATTAGAGGAAATATTGACCAAGTTTATACTTATGAGAAAGGATCTGATCATGGTTCTTTAATCTTAAATGCACATCAGAGACCTCAAGTTGTTGTAAAGAATGGAAAAGAATCACAATTTACACCATTAATTGAAAATGGCAGAATCGTTGATGTATCAGTATTATATGGTGGACAAGATTACTATTCTACACCAGATTTAGTTGTATATGGTAGTGGTATTGGAGCAAATCTTAGACCAATAGTTTCTGATAATAAAATAGTAGATGTTATTGTTGTTAATCCAGGAGCAGGATATAGTAGCACAGATACAGTAGTTCGTGCTATTTCTGCAGGTAAAAATGCAGTATTTGAGTCTAGTGTAAGGTCTTTAACTCTGAATAATTCATATAAGTATGGAATTCAAAATGAAAGTTATAGAGACCCAGCTACGGAAATACTAGTTGAAACTGATAATAATTTAGAATATGCTGTTATTGGTTACTCTGGAAATATAAAAAATAATATTAAAGATAGTGGAGGAACTACAACTCACTCCGATATTATTGGATGGGCATATGATGGAAATCCAATTTATGGATCTTATGGTTATTCAGATTCCAATGAAACTAGACTCGTTAAAAAATTAGAACCTGGGTATTCTCAAGCAAATATTGAAAATCGTCCATCTACTTCAAGTTTTCCTTTTGGTTATTTTGTAGAAGATTATGAGTTTACCAATAGTGGAGATTTGGATCAATATAATGGAAGATTTGGAAAAACTAAGGATTTTCCAGAAGGAGTTTATGCATATTTTGCAACCGTTAATACTAATAATGATGGCGGTATTGTTGGAAAGTTTCCATACTTTATTGGCAATGAATATAGATCACCATATATTGAAGAAAATCTAACTTTAGATCAATCGTTTGATTTTAATAATTCTACACTAATTAGAAATACTTTTCCATACAAGGTAAATAATGAATATGCAGACAATGATTTTATTGTAGAATCAAATGAAATTATAGAACAAAAGACACTGATTGAATCAGTATCTTCTGGTAGTGTCTCTACTTTAGAAGTTGTAAATTCTGGGTCTAACTATAAAGTAAACGATCAAATAACATTTGACGAAAGTGATACTGAAGGTATTGGAATATTTGCAAAAGTATCAGAAATAAAAGGTAAACAAATAAATGATATTAATACTACTATTCAATCATATAATGATTCTCTTATTACTTGGGTGAATGGAAATACTGTTAGAGTTTATATTGCACCATACCATGAATTTTTAAATAGAGACAATATCAATATCTCTGGATTATATGATCAAGTTTCCAATCTTAATGGGGCATATCAAATTGGATTAACAACCTATTCCACAATACTAGATAAGCAAATTCCGGCGTATGCTTCTACAGGAATAGTAACTGATGTTTATTTAACATCAATACCACAGAATGTTGCAGTTGGAAGTAGTTTTAAAATTGATAATGAAATTTTCTCAGTTCTTAATATCTACAATAATTTTGGTGTGGTTAGAGTAAGTAGAAATACAAGTGGTGGAATACATACTCAGACAACTCCAGTTTATTTCCTACCAGATTCATTTACTGTAAATAAATCTACAGACTATTTTGAGTCAAAAGTAAATGATAAAGTATATTATAACCCCACAAAATCGGTAGGAATTGGTACAACAGTTGGAGTAGGTATAAATGTAACCTATAATATTGGAATAACAACATATAATACCTTTATTCCAACCCAAAGTATTTTTGTACCAAATCACCCATTTGTTACTGGTCAGCAAGTAATCTTCAGAAAACCAACTGGTGGAGATCCTATTACAGTTTCAAATACTTCTACGAGTGCTTCGTTCAATATTTTAAGTGGTAACTCTGAAACATTATATGCAATTAATAAGTCTAAAGATTATATTGGTATAGTAACTAATGTTGGATTAACGACAAATACTAATGGATTATTCTTTAGAAATACCAGTTGGTCTTCTGCAAATGATGATTATAGGTACTCAATTGAATCAAACTTTACTCAAGTCACTGCAGATATTAACAAAATAAACACAGTAGTTTCTGTTTCAACATCCCACAATCTATCAATTGGCGATAAAGTATCATTAAATGTGAATCCAGATTTATCTGTAGGAATAGGAACCTCATCTTCTATAAAGGTATTATACAACACAGAATATGGAAAATTAATGATCAATCCAATTGGATTTGGATCGGGAAGTGTGGTTCCATCTTCAATTTATTATGATTCTGCAACTAGACAACCAACAATTGATACTGAAGTTGGAATAAAATGGACTGATAAGGCAATATCACCATCAGCGACAAGAAATGCTCAGCAAATTTATGATTATATCTGGGATAACTATAACAATTTTGATGTAGATGGTGATGGTATAGTCACCTCTGTTGATGGATTAATTCTATTAAGAGAAATGTATAACTTTTCAGGTGGTGCTTTTTTTCCTGGAGATGCTTTAATATCAAGGATCACTTTTCCATCAGGTGCAACAAGAACAACTGCATCTTCAATCAGATCTTTTATTAGTTCTGTAACTGGTGGTGTGGGAATTGGTAGTACTACTGGTACAGCACCATTTAGTTCTTGCTACGACATAGATGGTGATGGAATTGTAACTCCGTTGGGTGATGGACTGATGATTTATAGATTTACCACTACTCCAGGACTTGGATTGGGTGGATATTATGGTCCGGGGTCAATTGAAAGTTATTTCCAAATTACAAATCATGGATTGAAAAGTGGAGATAAAATTTTATATTTAAGTAATACAAGTCAATTCATTCCATTGGATGATGGAGAATATTTTGTTCATAAAGTTGATGATAGTAAATTTAAACTAGGTCAAACATATAAAGATGTAACGGAGTATCCAATAAATGCCGTTTCAGTTGGATTCACTGGAGGATCAAATCAAGTTATTTCACTCATTAATCCTCAAATTGAAGTAATTAAAAATAATAATCTTGCATTCGATTTATCAGATTCTTCACTATCTGGTTATAACTTAAAAATTTACTATGATAAAGATTTTAGTAAAGAATTTGTTTCTGTTGCAACTACCACATCCCTTTCTATTTCTGGAGTTGGTACTGTAGGGGTATCTACAAATGCTTCATTAACTCTAGACTACATCGATTCTGTACCAGAAAAACTCTATTATAATCTAGAGAAGTCTGGTTATATTGGTACTGCAGATTCTGATGTTGTCAATTATTCTGAAATAATATTTGTAGATAGTGAATATAAAGGGAGATATGATGTAATTGGAATAGCAACTACTACTTTTACGGTTTCTTTAAAGAATATTCCAGAAAAACTTTCTTATCAGAAAAATGATTGTGATGTATTAGAATATACCACTAGTTCCACTACAGCAACTGGAGGAATTAATAAGGTAAATCTTATTTCTGGTGGATATGGTTACAAATCACTTCCTCGTTTTACAGGATCCAATTCTACAAATGGTAAAGGTGCATTTATTATTCCATCATCTGAAACTATTGGTAAGATTACGCAAAGTAGAATCGTAAATGAGGGATTTGAATATGCTTCAGATAAAACTTTAAGACCAACTGCAAATATTCCACAATCAGTTTATATTTCTTCTTCAAATAGTATTGATTCTATAACTATCTTAAATGGTGGACAAAATTATACTTCAGTACCAGATTTAATATTAGTAGACTCTGACACTGGTGAATTAATTGAATCTGGATTTTTAAAGGCAAGTTTAACTGGATCTTCAATCGGTGAAGTAAAAATTGAAGTAGAACCCAAAGGTCTCCCAATTAAACCAGTTACAATCAGAGCAATCAACAATTCCAATTCAACTTCGATACAAAGTGTTCAATCTTCTTCATCTGGCATAGTCACTTGCATTTTAACCACTCCCATAGCAGGATTCACTTCTGCTCCCTTTGCAGTTGGTGACAGAATATTTGTAGAAGGAATTGAAAAGACAGATTCATCTGGTGATGGATTTAATTCTTCAGATTATGGATATAGATTTTTTACAGTAACAAACTATTTTGGATTTAATCCAGATAAACTAGAATTTAGTGTTTCTGGACTGACTACTAATCCTGGTATAGCAAAAACCATTCAAGAGTCTTATGCTTCTATAACAAATTATAACAGTTATCCAGAATTTGAAGTTACTCAAAAGTTTTTACCATTTTTAATAGGAGAAACTTTGTCTTCTAACAACGGACTTGGTTTTATAACTAGAGATTTAGTTGTAACTGATTGTGATGAAAACATTGTAAGAGTCTATGGAAATTATAAACTTTCCCCAAATGAAAGAATAAGAGGTCTACAATCATTTAGTGAGGCAAAGATTGATATTGTTAAGAGTGCAAGTGGAACATACAACATTGATTATTTTAATCTTCAAAATTTTGGATGGGAGAATGAGACTGGGAAACTAAGCGAAAACTCTCAAGTAACACCAGATAATGATTACTATCAAAATCTATCATACACAGTGAAGAGTAGTAAAACATGGGAAGAAATAGTAACTCCGGTAAATAATCTACTGCACACTAGTGGAACTAAAAATTTTGCAGACACTCAATTTGAGCAAAATGTCCAATCTGGAATAGGAACTACAGAATCTACATTATCTCTGATCAATATGTTTGTTGAAGATAATAGAGTAGATACTATTAATAATTTTGATCTTGTAGTTGATGTAGATACTATTGGCAATAAATCTAAGTTTATAAAGTTTAATAATATTCGTCTTTCAGATTATGTTTTGTGTAAGACAAATAGAGTTTTAAAAATTGATGATATTAGTTCACAATTTTCAAGTAGTGATGATGAAAGAGAAAATGTTTCTAATATTGTTCCAATAGTTTCTTCAAATGGATATAATAAATTTTTGTTACAAGTAAAAAATATATTGAATGATGAAACCCAATTTAGTGAAATAGTAACTATCAATAATAGTGAAAATATATTTACATTGTATAAAGGAGAATTTACTACAGGTACAACAGGTTATGGATCTACAATTTTTAATCCAGATTCATTGTTAGCAAATATTGAAGGATATGTAGATGAAGAAGGTACATTTTACCTAAGATTTGAACCAGAAGATCCTTTTGATTCTAATTTTGATATTAAAATATTGCAAGATACATTTACTAGTAAGTCTGCGGTCGGATCTACTCAAAGTTTAAATTGTGTAGATTTAATATCCCAAAATAGAATTGTTTCTAGTGGAATAACCACGTCCATTATTAATTTAGACTCAACGAAATATTCATCAGTTTATTCAAATATTCATATATTGAATAATGATAGTTCTATAATGAACTATGTTGAGATTTATTTGACTCATGATGGATCTGATACTTATATTGCTGAATATTATTTTGATGGTACAGCAGGTGAGAGTTATCGTGCTATAGGATCATTTGGTGCTTCCTTATCTGGGGGAATCTTATCATTAAATTATACAAATACAGAGTCTGAAAATATAATTGTAAGATCTAAGAATGTTGGATTTGGAACAACGGCGTTGGGTGGAGGTTTTTATAGATTTAAACTTCCAGGACAAATAAATGGTAATGAAAGAACTGTTGTTTTTGAATCTAATTACAATAAAGTTTCCTCTGGGTCTACTAGTGTAATTATTTTAGATAAGACATTATTTACTTCAGTAAAATCTGTTGTGAGAGTTGGTTTAGGAAAAACCACCGCTTTACATCAAGTAATGACCGTTTATGATGGTACAAATGTATCTACATTACAGTATCCATTTTTATCAATTGGAAGTACTAGTGGAATAGGAACCTTTGGAGCAAGTATTGACTCGAATAACTTTACTCTTAAATTCTATCCAGATGTTTCTATTTCCGGAAATATAGAAATAATTTCATTCAATGAGTGTTTTTATACTGATTTAGATGTTACAAATATACCTCCAAATTTGAATTATTCCCCAGTCAGACAATCTGTAATAAATTCAAAGTATTTTGGGGCAAATTCTATTTTTAAAAATAAGTTAGATTTTGAAACAAATTATGAAGAGAGTCAAATATTCATGAAGACTTTTGATCCGTCAACTTCATTGGACTTTGCAACTGGAATATGCACAATTACTAATCATTTCTTTAATACTGGAGAGCAATTAATCTATAGACCAAAATCAACATTTATTGGCATTGGAACTTCCTCAATAGGAATTGGTGCTACAGAAAATTATGTTGGGGTAGTTACAACACTATTACCGGAAGTTGTATATGCCATTAGAGAAACAAAAGATACGATTAAAATTGCCACTAAGAAAGAATATGCTGAACAGGGAATTGGTGTCACATTTACATCAATAGGTCTTGGAAATGCTCATGAATTGGAGATGTTTAAAAAGAATGAAAAGTCTTTGATTACGATTAATAATCTTGTACAGTATCCTATCTCATATTCCTATGTAACTCACACATTATCAAATAAT